ACTGGTGACGAGTCTGTCGGTTCTTCTTCCAACAAGATCAAGCTCAACTTCAACCACCCCTGCAAGGAGTTGGTGTGGGTTGTTCAGCCTGATGCCAACGTCGACTACTGCTCTTCCCTTGAGGCTGGTTCCCTTTTGTTCAGAACCCTTGGTGCCCAGCCCTTCAACTACACTGATGCCATCGATGCCCTCCCCAACGCCATCCATGCCTTCGGCGGTTCTACCGCCGTGTCTGGTGTTAATGCGTTCATCACTACTGCTGGTTTATTCGAGACTCCCGGTGCTCCTGATGATGCTAATGTTGGAACAGCAGCAACTACAAACCAGCTTAATACATTTAATTCAGCGCCTAATTTAATGGGTTCCCACTTGTCTGATGCCGGTACCTTCGTGTTGGCCGAGTCTGCTCTTGACATGCACTGCTGGGGTGAGAACCCTGTGGTCACTGCCAAGCTTCAGCTTAACGGCCAGGACCGCTTCTCCGAGCGTGAGGGTTCTTACTTCGACGTTGTGCAGCCCTTCCAGCACCACACCCGTGCCCCTGACTGCGGTATCAACGTGTACTCCTTCGCCCTTCGCCCCGAGGAGCACCAACCCAGCGGATCTTGCAACTTCTCCAGAATCGACAACGCGGTTCTTCAGTTGGTGCTCTCCTCCGGAACTGTGTCTGGTGTCAACACTGCTAAGGTCCGTGTGTACGCTGTTAACTATAACGTTCTCCGCGTGATGTCGGGCATGGCAGGAGTTGCTTACAGTAATTGATCGAATTGTGTGACCTTCATCATTTGCGTGACCTTCAAACTAATAAAACGGGTTTTGCCCACAAAACAAAATAAAAAATTATAATGTAAACTATTAATTTATAAAAAAATTATAAATTAATGCATAACAATCACATATTATATCTCCGTCTTTTTATTTTTTCTATATTTTGCCAATTCTTCCGCTTTCTGACGATTATATTCGTCGTTACCGTATTTTTCTTTTAGACGTAAACGCTGGTTTGCCTTGCGAATGCGCGCTGCCTCACGTTTTTCTTCATCAGTCTTTTTATTTGTATTTGTAACCATATCTTTATTGTTTGTTTGTATTAATTCGGGTTTTGCATCATGATTTGCAATACCATTTTCTACTGATTCAACCGTCATTTGATTAACTATCCGGTTAGTTTTGACTGTGTTTTCATGTACAATTTTAAACGAATAGATATCAATAAATTTGTTAAAGATGTCATCGAGAACATAATTGCGTTTGATATGATTACACCCAAAACAACAGGACTTTACATTGTCTAACGTATAACCTTTGTTATTATCTATTCGGTCTATGCCGTTCAGGTGTTGCGAATTAGATTGTTTTCCACAGATATAACACGGATGTAATTTAAGTGCGTCAAATTCAGCTGGTGACAATGCAAACTCTATGTTCTTTTTAGACGCACGAATTGTGTAGCGATTATAAGAACAAGAATTATAATCCGGAAACATTTCTGGAAATAACCGTCCATTGATTCGTCCGTTATATGTCAAAATATGTTCTACTCGACCGAGAAATGCATCTACCGACAATGACGATTTCATGTAGTTACACATTTGGCAACAACTTACACAATTATCTGCGACATAACCAACTTCTGCGTTCATTCGGTCAATGCCATTAAACCCACGTTCTTGTATAATGCCGCAATAGTAACAGGGTGCTTTTATAATTTCATCAAACATATCTTGCGATAGACCAAATACAAGGTTTTTATCGTTTGCCGACCGAATGTAATTAGAATAATGAATTGTTATATTTTCGAGTCTGTTCTGGTTGCTAATGGCAACTTTTTCAGGGTTATTGTCTCGCCATTGCTTTGCAATTTCCGCATTTTTATTCAAATATTGATCTACATCGGCTTCTATTTGGCGCTGTCTATAATTCATGCTCTTTAATGCGACTTTTTCGTAGTTGTTTTCATTCCATTGTTGTTTTACAGCTTTTCGTTCCGGCTTCTGCTCGGCTATACGCGCCAGTTCATTGCGATGTTCCTTGTCACGTTTCATATCTTGTAGACGATTTGATTCTCTGCACGATGCGCACGTTTTCGTTTGTACGTCATTATGCCCGATAAATTGTTCTTCGTCCAATGTTTTACAACACGTTGTGCAAACCTGCTTATTCGGTTCTGGTGCAGTCGTTTTTTGGGCATATCCACGCCTCGCACGGTCTTTTTCGCGCTCAACTACCAAACATTCTTCGCATGTAGACTTGGGATACTCAGCATCCAATTGTGCACGGCAACCGCGTACGTACTGCTTGCATAATTTTTTGCCTAATGCAGCAGTTTCATCGACGAAAACACATAATTGATGTTTCATGCAATACGTGTTCTCAATCGACCGTTTGGATTTACATTTGTCACTAGCACATAATACAACAGTTTCTTTTGCTGTTAGCTTTGACTGTTTGCCGCGTTCTTTGCAATTTGAACACGTCTTAATTCCATTTGGTAAATAATATGATTTCTTACAGCCAGAACAAATCGACTGGTTTGCTATCATTTCGTCCGTATAGTCACACATATATGCGTGGTTTTTACAAAACCGTGAGTCATTTATTGCATTACATCTGCAACCATGGCGATTTCTATCAATTGCGAGGCAATACGACATTTTATGTAGACAATTTTCAAATGTTTATTTAATTCAATTTTTTGAAAATTTGAAAATTAGCGATATATTGTTTTTTGATTATTGAAGCAAACAACTAATATAAAGAACTCACAATATATAATGTATAGAATGAGCATAGACATTGTAAATCTCATCGAAAGCAACCCAATTACCAAGTTAAATGGTAATTACCAGTCAAAAATAGTTGAAAAAGTACAAAAACACTTTAACAATTATGAACAACAAATGTTTTTAGCAAGTTTTTATTGTTATTTGAAACACGATAACCGGAATGATTTTGTAATTGATCTGGATAACGTATGGAATTGGTTAGGTTTTAGTTCTAAATTTAACGCAAAACGATTATTAGAAAAATGTTTTACACTGGATTTAGATTATAAACAATTGCTTCTCCCAAATGAGAAGCAAACAACTGACACCAGAGGTGGTCATAATAAGGAAATATTTATGTTAAATATAAAAACATTTAAATTATTTTGTATAAAAGCCGGGACAAAAAAGGCAGACGAAATACACGAATATTTTATTAAATTAGAAGAAATTTTACAAGAAGTATTGATAGAAGAAGGCAATGAATTAAAACAACAAATCCTTCAAATAGAAGACACAAAGAAACACGAATACGACGCCAAATTAACACAACAAAAAATTCTAGAAAGGGAAAAGGTATTGATGCAAGAATATGCAACGAGCGGTGCCCTGTTTTATGTAATCAAGGTAAAAACACATGAGAATGGTCAATATGTCATAAAAATCGGCGAGAGTCGAAGGGGAGTGTTGGGTAGATACAAAGAGCACAAAACGAAATACGAAGAGTGTTTGTTGTTAGATTGCTTCACCGTGAATAAAAGCAAGGATTTTGAAACGTTTATCAAAGAACATGAATTGGTTAGGCGAAATAGAGTAAATGACCTGCCTGGACATGAAACCGAGCTAGAACTCTTTCTAATAGGAAAGAATCTGTCTTATCAAACTTTATTAGATATAATCAACACAAATATCAAATATTTCAACAACAGCGATACGCATAAGTTAGAATTAGAAGTTCAACAATTAAAACTGATGTTAGAAATGAAAACATCGAATAACGACAACATGATAATCCAAGAGTTGCTTCAAAGCGTCAAACAGTTATCATCTAAAATCGACAATCTCGAAAAAGTGAACCTAGATATCGTTTCCAAAGTGAATTCAGCGCAAACTAAAACGACTACTGGTTTCAACGATCCATTAGTAACGGTCGGCCCACGTCTCCAAAAAATCAACCCAGAAACGATGACTATCGTAAAAGTATATGAATCCGTTGCAGAATGTTTGAAAGAACACAATTTCAGTGTTAAGCGCCCAAGCATCGATAAGGCGGTGAAAGAGAATACCATTTACAACAATTATCGGTGGGCGTTTGTAGATAGAAGTTTGGACCCGAATGTAATCCATGATCTTCCCCCAACCAAACAAACCAGGGCTCAAAACCTGGGATATATTGCAAAGATAAACGGTGAAAATACCGAGATTTTGAATGTGTATATCGATCGAAAAACCGCGGCGGCTGAAAATGGATATGCTTCTTCATCTGCATTAGACAACCCTGTAAAAAATGCATCTGTGACAAACGGACATTATTATATGTTGTACGAGAAATGCAATGATGAAATGAGAACCACGTTCGAAGATAATTATGGGACACCATTATTGTATAAAGACGGCGTAGGGCAATACACAAGCGACAATCAATTATTAACAGAATTTGTATGTAAATATGATTGTATAAAACAACTGAAAATGAGCGATAAAACATTGGCAAAGGCGCTGGATAAAAATATAATGTATAACAATTGCTATTTTCGAATGATTGGCAGTAAATTAAAATGCCGCGATTAAATTGCAATTATTTGACGAATTCATCATTAAATAATTGGTAGTCTTTTATTCAAAAACTTATAAACACTTACACACATATATCGCGATAAATTACATAAAATATATGTGATAATAACATAAAATGGAGAACAATGCACCTGTCGATTTCCATTTGGATAATTGGCAAGACCCACCGTTAAATCGATGGGCATTTCAGCATGTGTCCAATTTTTTACCAACACACGAAATATGTGCAAAAGAGAACTGCCATCGGCCCACGACCATTGAACAAAATGCGTCTGCATTGGAAGACATGGACATCCATGTTGACGGAAAAATAAATAAGTTCACCCAAATCCTCGAAAATACATACACAGACAGTATATTCGTGTTACGAAAAGGGAATGTTCTCTATGAAAGATATTTTAATGGTATGAAAACAGATACAAAACATTTGTTGCAATCGGTTTCTAAATCCATATTAGGTGTTTTATATGCAATAATGATAAATAAGGGTGTCATCGACCCAGAACAAAAAATGGGACACTATTTGCCGGAACTGAACACATGTGTATTCGGCAGCGCCACGATTGCCCAAGCACTGGACATGCAAGTCTCGCTCAAATTCACCGAAGATTACGCATCGCCTCACTCAGAAATGAATCAGCTGGACCGCGCATGTGGGTGGAAGACAAATCCCACAAGAGAACACCCCACACTTGGTTCCTTTTTGCTGTCTCTGAAGCCAGCGGAACATGGTTCCGGATTCCAATATTGTTCTGCCACAACAGACGTATTAGCATGGCTTATTTCTCATGTGACGGGAATGACATATGCCAAGTTATTGGAAAGAGAATTATGGATACCCATGGGAGCCCAACACAACGCAAATATCACAGTGGATTCTGCAGGAATGGCGGTTGGAAATGGCGGTATATCGTGCACTAGTCTGGATATGGCCATATTTGGGCAACTCATAATTAACAACGGCAAAACGCCCAGCGGCGAGCAACTCATTCCACCGTCATGGATTACACAAACGTATGGCACGAAACCCTATAAGAACCAGTGGTGGGTCAACCAACATCCCACAAAACCAGACACCAACGAAATCCATGCACGAGGAATATACGGACAATATTTGTGGATAGACCAGGAAACGGATACAGTGATTGCCAAGTTCTCCACCGACCCCGTAGCAAGGAACACATCCAAATTCGGCATACATATGGCATTATTTCGGGCCATAAGCAAATGGGCCAGCAACGTGCATTGACAATCTATTCATACATTCAATTTCGATCATATTTTTATTGATTCAAATTTTGAATATGGAGAACCTGTATAACACTAATAAAAATACATATATATTGCTGGAAAATACACATAAAACGACGCATGAATATATGCTATAAGTACATTCCGCAAAACATGTCAATAGAAGGTCCAAAATTATATTATATTACGGTTGCAACGAAGCCTCACCATGTTCTCAATAAAATCATAGAACAAGTCCAAAAACAGAACGAACAAATATTTGTATTAGGATTACAAGAGAACCGGGCAATAGGTTGGGAAGGAACCGCCAATTTCG